ATGTATTAACCAATTAAAACACTGAAACTCTTTCCAACTCATTTGATTGTATGCATACAACTTGAGATTCATATCTGCTTTTGATGGCGTTGTATTTATATTTGTAAGAACGGCAGCTATAAGGGTCAGAGTCATCAAACGAGAGACAAAGGGCTGCCCTAAGCGCTCTGCGACGGGCTGCCTTCGGGCCCCGCCTCGCAGGGAGTCTATCATCGTTGTCAAGTAGGTTCTCATAAGTGCAGGTCAGAGCCTTTCTTTATTCAAGTTCCAATACTTTCCTCACATCAATCTCTTGGCTTCCATCTAATCCAATTATGGCTTCTTTTAGCTTCTCACGTCCATCTCCGTGAAACTTTGTTGTTAAATATGGCTCTGATTCGCTACCAATCAACCATTCAACTGGCTCACCATTTGGATCAATAACTAAATCATCAACGTAATTGAACTTATCCAATATCGCATCAATCGACGACTCTCTTACGGATTCGACTATCTCACTAGGTATATTGGCTTTGACCCACTTGGTAAAGCTTTGCTGGCTGACTATCTGCCACTTAAACTTAGGCTTGGTCGTTGTCACATAGGCAACTACCTCATCACCTAATTCAGCCTTGACTCGATCAGCGCCAATCGCGTTCATCTCAGCTTGTAACTCGACTCGTAACTCATCTTTCAAGCGTTTCGCTTGGTCTGCTAGCAGGCTAATTGCCGCTAGTTTGAGACTCAGATCCTTGATTGCCATCTTGCTCCCTTTTCTTTGCTCTGTTTAATCGGATTTCTAACGATGCAAGGTTTACACCCATATCTCGGGCTATGAACTCCTTATCGAAGCCCCATTCCAGCATCTGACGGATATATGCGATGGAATGGGTGCTTCGCCCTACTTTGTCTTTCCTGCCCACCCGTCCCCCTTGAATATGGCTGGATTGGCTGCAAATTGCTTCTTCATTGGTACGGCACAATGGCCACAGTTAATTTTGGGGTCGGCATAGATTGTGAAGAACTGCTCAACTGTGTCGTTGCACTCTGGACACTCGAACTCATATATCGGCATCAATGAACCTCTCGAGCGTTGCGTTACCGTTCCAGTAGCGCTCTTTTATGCGCTCTTGCCCTTCGGCTATTTTACAGATTCGGCATTTAGCTGCTTTCATCTTGTAATTACCGCATTGGTCACAACGAGTAATTTCATCTTCCCTATTAACTATCCGGTCAATGGGATCAAATAATCGCTGCTCGAAGCAGTTCTGGCACTCCATCAACCAGACCATTTCCCCAGGCTCAATCTCGGACTCGTAAGCAGTAATACCTCGATGAGGCGTTACCTTCTTACAAGGGCCGCACTTGAACGGGTGCATCTCATTTATCACCGCTGGAACGTCCATTTACCATCTGATCCGATGCGCATCCATTTAGCTGGGTGACCAGACTTTGGCGTAGGGCATACCCAACCGCGATATTCCTTGCCTTCCTTTGTGCCTTGCTTAAGCACCATCGGGCCATCGCCACCAGAGCACAGTGGGATTTCATCAACTATCTCGCCACCTAATTCTTTAGCGATTTCGCTAACGTCCCAAACAATCGGCTCAGGATCATTGGGCCGTTGTTCTTTAACAAATTCGGCGAGCTCTGGCTTAGTTGTCTGAATAGGCTTTTTAGGGGCCCCACTTGGTTTTGCAAAGAATCCAGCGAGGTTAAGGCTTCTTCCCAAAGAGCCCGTCTCTGCAAGCTCCAAAGCGTACTGCTTTTGTTTAGATTCGCTGCTAAGTCCTGTCGTCCAAGGCGCAGCATCAGCTTCAGTCCTGTAGAGCTCAGTCTTAACAATATATACATCGCAGCTAGACGCAAGCGATTCTTCCAAGACGTGAGTCTTAATTCGGTAATCTGGATACGCATTGATGAACTCTTTCAATCGGTCTTGCACACTTACATAGTCATCGAGGTAATTCGACATTTAACTTCTCGCTCCCTGCGAATCTTTCGATCGCGTAATCTAGTTGTTCTTTTAATGACCAGAATGTTCCATCTGGCCAGTTCTGCACGTCATTGGCGCAAGGTTGGCAATAAAACCGCACTTGAGCCCGTCGGATAGGTGTTTCTGATTGAACGCGCCAGACTGCTGGCGATTGTGCTAATGGGTGCCAAGAGCCGTCTTTTAACTGGCCCCATCTGCTTTTGCATTGGTCACACCATTGGCGCGGATTATGATTGCGACTTAAGCTCAACGTCGTCCCAATCTTCTGGTGTGCTGAATCTGCACAGAGCCAAGATTCCGGAATATCCAATGAGATCGAGATACGAATCTTCGCGCATTGGACTTGCCACCATTCTGCTGAGTTTCGTTGCGATAAAGACAACTGCCACGTCAGATGGGTCTCGCAGCTGAACACCGAGTTCTCTCGCGATTTTGTAAATTCGTAAAAGATTACTCCTCGGGTCGCCATATTCGTACCCCCTGTCTTCGAGGGTGTTACGAGCGTCGTCAATCCATTCATTAAGCTCTCTCTCTGACATATTGCACCGAGGCCCTTCCTCGCTTGAAGCCCTCATTAAAGGCTTTTGCTCTGACAGAGACATAGGTGCGCCAAAGAATGAACTGGACGCTAATGATTGAAGCGAAGATAATTGCGTCTGAATACTTACTCCACATCAGCGTTCACCCCGAATCGATCTAGCCAATATGCCGAGATTTCTTCACGGCTCAGACGACCGCGAGCAGATTTGCGCCCAAGCGACTCAATTGCGTATCTACGGATTATCTGGCCTTTAACGTAATTAGCACCGTCAGACCAAGCACCCGAAGTAGAATCAAATCGAATTACTTTCGGATTATTTATCACTTACTCTCCCTTCTAAACCCTAGAAAATGGATTTAGTGGGATAAATGTATTTAGGAAAATCTATTTAGACAAGTAGGAGCTCGGCGTGTTGTATATCTAGGAAGCCGCATAGCTTCTCGATTGTGCCTCGATTGGCGAAGTCGGTCTTGTCGGGAAGTGGCTTTAATTGCCATTCTGGGGCGTTTATAGCCCCTAAGTCGAACTGATAGACCCCGTGTGGGGTGGAATTGATATAAAGCGTCCTAGCGCCCGTTCTAGCCCTTATATCGGCCAAGTAATCCCACTTCTTCTTCTCAATCAAGAGAGTGGGGTAATGGGTGCGGCGACACTTCAGTTCGATGTACGCGTTGTGGGTAATGCCGTCGTGCTTGTCGGTCGGTGAGACTGGCGTTAGGTCGGGATATACGGCCTTTAACGCCTCAAATAGTTCAACCTCGCGAAGATAAATCAGTCGTCCTCGTCCTCGTCAAAGTCTGGTTTACGAATGGGGTCGTCCATTGGGACTATCCAATCGGGATACGAGCTGCGATCCATAGCAAAAGCCAGGGCCGTTCCCTCGTCCATTCCAGCTTTACGGCAAGCGTCATAGACTTCTTTCGCAGCAATAGCCCAAAAATCCAGTTTTGTAAGGATTGGCTCTTTCGTCGTCTTGCGACGTTTAGCCACCTTCTTGACTGGCTTCTTAACGCGTTTTCTTGTTGCCACTTCTCGCCACCTTTGCTGAGAGGGCCAATTCTAACTGAGACTCCATCTTGTCGAGGCGCGACACAATGGGAAGATTCTCAAGTTTTATTATGTAACGAAGACCAGCGATTAGTAACCCAATCGATCCGAGGACTGAGGCGATAAACGCAGCAATATCGGACGGCGCCATTACTTGACTTTGCCGTAGCGCTCGTAATTCGGGTTAAGCCAGTTAATCACGGAAGGCAACACACTCACAAGTGCCGCATTGAGAATGTAGTCGGGTTGAAGTCCTACTGAGAGGTACGTTGATAGAGCCGTCGCGAGGAAAGTCTTCGCCCACGTTTCCGCCATCTTTTTCAATTCCTGCATTTTTGTCTCCTTCGAGGTTGAACCAGCTGCCGTCTTTGTCTCCCAGAGTTGTAAAGCTGACGTGAAAGTGTGACCGGTGAGGGTTAGCGCCTTTATACGGCCTACGCTTCCAATTCAATATCGGACTCATAATCTTGCCGTCGTAGATAATGTATTTAATCCGTTTATCTCCACGTTTGGCGCACTTACGAATCTTTTCGACTAAGGCGTAAGCTTCTTCTTTGTGAGCTGCTAAATCTGCGTCGATGTCTAAAGCTCTGACGATTCCTCGAGCGTCTGGTATATGGTCAGAATTACCTTTAGCAATATGCCTAGCGTCAGCAATCCAACCGTCAGAACGCCTGTCGCGATCAGGATAATCGTCGTCAATTTGTTCTCTTAACTGTTGTCCAGCTTTGCAAATTCGAGGTTTCACAACCCCAAAGCCGCCTTCAAGTCATTGAGATTCAATCCGACTGAAGCTAATTTATCTGCCACAGTTAATTCTGGTGCAATAGTAGTTCCATTGTGAGAAGCCACTACTGCTTTCGCAGTAGATTCGTTATCAGTCTCAAAACCAATCGTTCCATCTGCAAAATCAAAAACTGTTTTAACAATAATGCCCACTTCTGCTAATTCTGCTATCAGTTCAGCACCGTTTAAATTTTCTGGTTTTTTAAAGATTTTCATTATGCTCCTAGGTAAATAAAATCGGCTTGGCAGCGTTGGGCGCTTGTATTTCCCCCGTTTAAATTAACACTTCCGCCACTATTTTGATAGGTATTAACTTCTAAATAATCACCAACTGCTAAGTCAAAAAGCATTGAAGCCAAAATACTGCGTCTAGGACCAGCCGTAGGGCTAGCAAACATCTCAGTTTTTCTTGTTGCGTTATTTACCATCAAACTTATGTGTTGATCTGTTGCTGAATTAGAAGCCGAATTAACATTTATT